GTGACCGTACGGCCGGTCATCGACGCCGGGCCCGCTCTCAGCTTCCTCGCCGTCAACAAGGAACGGCTCCTCATCAGCGTTCTCGGCCCGCTCAGCACTCCGGAGACCGTCGCTGCCGAAGTGGTCCGCAAGGCCCGCTCCGACCCTCGGTTCCGCGCAGCCGAGGCGGTCTGGAACAAGCTGACGCCGACCTGGATTGAGATACTCCCCGACGACGTCACCCCGGAGCTCGCGGTTGTCGTCTCCCGGATCAGCCGGCTTCCCATGCACGAGCGCATGAAGGAGAGCAGGGATCTTGGCGAGACCATGGTCGTCGCTCACGCCGTCGTCGCGGCCGAAACCGGGGCGATGGTCACCGTGCTCATCGACGACGGGGCGGGCGCCGCGATCGCCACCACCGAACGAAGGCGGCTGGAACGACTACGGACGCAGGGGAGGCCTGTAGGCGGACTGAGACTGGTGAGCACGCTGACCGTTCTGGAACGCGCGGCAGGCAGAGAGCATCTTCCCGACCGCGCCGCGATGCGCTCCCTCTACGCTCGACTCCGCGCCGGTGACGACGGCCTACCGCCGATCGAGAACACCAGACTGCTCGGCCCGGGTATCTGGGAGCATCCCACCGAACCGGAAGCCGGCGAGCCTGGTACCTGAACGACTGTGATGGTCCAGCACTCCTGCGCGCGGCCGCAGGCACCGAAAGATCAGCGGGTGGCGTAGCCGCTCTCGGCCTCTCCTATCCCTGTGCGAACCTGTTTCCGCAGCTCACAGACCCGATCATGGTGTTGGGTGCGCCCGGCAGGGATCGAACCTGCGACCCAGTGCTTAGAAGTGATTGTGGCCACTGCGCAGAGCTGACCTGCATATCCGCAGGTCACCGCGTAACGAAACACGTCGAATTACTGTCTCGCTAGCGGTGGCCCTCCGAGCGCCTCAGACGGCGCCAGACCCCTCGGAGGGGCCATGCCCACCCTTGCACCTACCCGCCGCGCGCGGGAGCTATCCGACCGCACACAGCGGGCATGGCTCGCCGCGAAGGATGCCGTCGGCCACAAGCCGGGCTACCTGATCGACCGCTGGCACGGCCGTGCCCCCTGGTCCGACCTTCCCGCCGAGGAGCGTTCCGACGCCGGTCTGGACGCGCTCGACGCGCTCGACGCGGCGATCGCCGCGACGCAGGCCGCGCGGGACGCGTTGGCGGCCGAGCTGCTGGAGGCCGGTGTGCTGGCACCGCCGCTGGTGGAGTCGGAGGACCTGCCGGCGACGACGTGGCAGGCCCTGACCGACGAGGGGCATTTCGGAGCGACGGAGGGGGAGCTCGCGCGGCTGGTCGTGTCGGACCTGGCTGCCGAACTGTCCGACGCGGCGCACCAGCTGGTGCCGACCCAGTCGCGGCGCGGGGACGTCCTCGTCGAATCGGCGTGGACCATCGTCCACCAGGCGCAGGCTCTGCTCACCGCGGTGGTCATCGCGGCCCAAACTCGAGCGACGCCGTGGAGCGAGATCGACACCGTCATCGGCGGGCAGGAGGGCTACGACGAGTGCGCGCGGCGGCCGACCGAGGCCCGGTACGCCCAGGCGCTCGCCGAGTGGCACCGGGGGATCGACCGGCCCTACCACTTGTACGGCGGCCGGATACACGCGCAGCTGCCGCACGCGGCGCTGCACCCCCGGCAGACCGCCCGCCGGCTCGACGCCTGGGTCCTCGCCCGGCGGCAGCCCAGGGACTACGACGGCGGTGGGGACACCCCGGTATCCGCGCACACCGTGGACGCGACGGGCAACGACCACACGAGCTGGCTGATCTCGACGGTCCTCGGCGTCTCGTCCCGGACGATGTACGGCCTGCGGGAGCCGGGGCCGGTGGCTACGCGGGTGCACGCGGAGCGCAAGGTGATCACGTTGGCCGCCGCGGCGAAGCCCGGCGACACGAAGGCCGCGGAGACGCTGGCGGCCGGCCGGGCCGAACTCGACGCGATGCGGGCGCGGAACGTCGAGGCCTCGGCATGAGCCCCGAGCAGGCCCTCACTCTCCCGCTGGCGACGCTGCAGCCGAGCGACAACGACCTGGCGCAGGCGCAGCGGATCTGCGCCCGGCACGACACCCCCGCTGCCGTCCAGCACGCGGCCGGCACGTACATCTCCGTCCGGGCCGAGATGCTCGCCGACGAGCTCGACGGTGACGCCATCGAGCTGATCGCCCGCCTGGTACGCGAGATGGCCGCCGGCGCCCGTGTGGCACGTGCCCGCCTCGCCGAACTGCGCGGCTCCGCATGAGCCGCGCCAGCGGGCACGAGCGTGGCGCTGGCGGCCACTACGCCGGTCAGCGTGTGCGCGATATCGCTGCCGACCCGCACGGCACTCGCGAGCAGCGCCGCGCCGCCCGCAAGCTGAGCGTCAGCTGCCCACCCGGATGCGCGAAGTGCCGCGCGAACGGCGCCCCCCTCGCCGAGCAGGCGGCCGCCGGGGAGGTGTCGGTGTGATCGACGCGATGGGCAACCGGATCCTCGGCGCGCCGGAACCCTCACCGGAACAGGCCGGGATCCTGGGCCGGCTCCTCGAGCGGCGGCGGGTACTGCGGGCCGCGCGGCGGGCCGCCCGGGATGCGGCCGCGGTCGCGGCTCTGCACGCCGCGCTGCGGGAGTGGGCGGACGGGCAGCCCGACCGAGCGCGGTTCGTCGCCGCGCTGGCGACAGAGTGCCGCGGTGTGTGGCTGCGGGAGGCCGCTACCGGCCGGCTCCGCCGTTGGTTCCTAGCGACCGATCACGAGGGCATGTGCGACCTGCAGGTCCATGTCGACCTCGAGGGGCTCCGCCGGGCGGTAGGCCGCGGACGGGTCGAGGGAGCGCCGGAGGACCTCGCCGGGCTGCAGCGGCTCGTCGACCTGGCGACCCCCGCCTGACCCTCGCCGCGACCCCAGAGCAGGGGTCATGCGCCAATTTTGCTCACGGAAAGTGAATCGCGCCGATACCGTGCGCGACACACATCACTGCCAATCCCCAGGAGGGGTCATGGACACAGGGCGCGGCCGCGCGCACCCTCGGCATAAAACTGTCGTCCGACCAGGGGGGTGCGCCCCCGGGAGGCACACATGCAGCACGCAGACCGGCGAGGCATCCTCGCATTCGGCGTCCTCGGCGCGCTCGGCATCGCCACAGGCGGTGTCCTCGTGACCGACTACGGCGCCGACCATCGCGACACCCTCGGCCAGCACCTCACCGACATCGGCCGAGACTGGGAGCGCCTCTCCGCCGATCAGGCCCTCGCGCGCATCGACCCGATCGAGCACGTGCTCGACCTCGCCGGGCCCCGCGCCGACAGCACCTGGCAGCAACTCCATGGCGTCGCGCTCATCATGCAGACCCAGGCCCTGATCGACGGCGGGCAGGTCGACCAGGCCGCACGTACCGTCCTGCGCGCCGGCCGCGTCGCCGAACGGGTCGGCGACCGGCAGACCGCCGCGCTCGCCGCCGTCCTCGACGCCGAGATGCTCGCCCACTCCGCCCGCGACGTCGCCCGTCGCACCGGCACCCCAGTAACCGGGGAGGTCCCGGTGCAGCGGATGGCGGCCGCCCGCCGGAAGGCCGGCCGCGGACCCACGGCGGTCATCGCCTCCACGCTGCTCGCCCAGGCCCTGGCCGAACGGAACGAGGACCCGAACGTCGTCGCGCAGCACCTCGTCGACGCCGAAGACGTCGCCGGCGAGCTCGACGCCGAGCCCGGGTTCGGGGTCTGGTCGATCGGGCACCAGCACGCGTTCGGCGGGGCCGCCCTCGTCCGCGCCGGGGTCCTGGACCAGGCTGGTTTGTGGCTGCACGACGCCGCCGGAGCACTCGGCGACCAGCCGGGCGCGCTCGCCTACGTCCACCTACAGCAGGCACACTCCGCCGCCGCGGGCCGGGCGTGGGATGAGGCCTACGCCTACACCCAGCTCGCTACGGCCCGCGCCGGTGAGCGCGCCGACTCGGCATGGCTGTCGGGTGGCATCGCGGCGATCGCCCGTCAGGCCGGAGCGGACTGGCCGGCCGCCCGGGTGTAGGCGGTCCCGCCCAGTCGTAGTGGGCGGGCCCGCGCCCGACCGTATCGCCCGCCCCAGTCCTGGGGCGGGCGATCGTCATTCCGAGGCTGACCCCGGACACGACGAAACCGGCCCGGCCGCCCCGATGTGGGGCGGCCGGGCCGTGTGCTGTCGGCTTGGTGGGTGCTTGAGCTACCGGACCGGTCCCTGGTTGGTCGGGTCCAGCGACGCCGATCCGGTGATGCCGCGGTTCGCGCCGATGGTGCCGAGGATGACCTCACCGGCGGCGCCGACGGCCGCGCCGGCCGCGGCGGAGAGCAGGAGTCGGGCGGTGGAGATGTCGCCGGTAACGGCTGCCGCGGTGATGGCGGCCAGGCTCGAGCCGAACGAGGTGACGGCCGCGCGGGCGGCGCGCTCGCCGAGGTCACGGGCGGCCGCGGCGAGGCGGGTGAGGACGTTACGCACGGGGTTCCTCCAGGGCTATCAGGACAAGGTGGATAGGCGACGTGCGGCGATCTCTGCGTAGCGCTCGTCGCGTTCGATGCCGATCGCGCGTCGGCCGAGTTCGGCGGCGACCAGGAGGGTGCTGCCGGAGCCGGCGAATGGGTCGAGGACAACGCGACCAGGAGGGCAGGAGTAGCGGATCAGCGGGGCGAGGATCTCCCGCGGCTTCTCCGTCGGGTGTAGCGCCCGTCCGCGCAGGTTCTTTGCGGGGATCACGCTGTGGACCAGGCGGGTGCCGTCATAGAGGTAGGTGGACGGCCCCAGGCCGCCGAGGTGCGGGGCGCCCCCAGAGCGCCGGTGAGTGGCCGTGCCGGCCTTGTGCCCGGAGACGGGATTCGGCTCCCGCTGCGGGTCCTTGTAGATCGCCCCCCACTTTCCGCGATACCAGTGCAGCGCGTACTCATGCACCCGACGGAACCGGTCAGCGGCAGGCCCGGACCCGCTGGCCTTCTGCCAGACGATGTCCTGCGACAGCTTCCAACCGTGGAAGTCGTCGAAGCGGCTCAGGAACATCCGCATCGAGCCGAAGCACCACATCGATGCCGCGGCGCCCGCGGCCAGCCCGGGCCAGCCGGCAGGCCACACATCCCACGCGAGGCTGGTCTCGCCGTAGGGAGGGTCGGTGACGATCGCCTCGGCCCGCAGCTCGTCGGCGCCCTCGACGAGGAGTTCCACGCTGTTGCCGTGGTACAGGGTGATCTGATCGTTTTGGTAGTAGGGGGTGGGTAGCCCCATCAGGTCGGGGTGACGGTGTACGAGCGGGGCGCGGCGAACGCGGCGATTGCCTGATCGAGCCGCTCGAGCAGCGCGCCGGCGACGGCGGGATCGGCGACGGCGCCGCCGGCGAACAGGGTCCGGATCTCCCGGAGCGCGGTCTCCTGGGATGCGGTCCAGGCGCTGAACGGGCCGGACAGGTAGGCCTCGATCCTGGCGATCGTGCTCTGGAGATCACCGGCCTTGTTGTAGGTCTGGCCGATCACGTCACCGACGTCGCCCTGGCGGATCTTCGGGCCGACGTCGTCCATCTGGCCCCAGAGGGCGGCGAGCATCTTTGTGGCGGCCCGGTCGGCGATCCTGTCGATCTCGACCTCGGTAAGGGGCATGTCGTCCTCCGGGGGTGGGGGTGTCGCCGGTCGGTCGAGGGCGGCGGCGAGGATGTCGCCGCGGCGGTTCGCGCGGATGTTGCCGGGGCAGCTGTGGCCGCCCCAGGCGGCGCCGCCCATCCGGTGCGCGCCGAGGCCGTAGCCGGATGGCGAGTCGGTGATCTCGGGCCGCCAGCCGAACGCGCGCATCCCCCACGCGAACAGCTCGCCGAGGCGCTGGATCTGGATGGGTGTGTAGTCGTCGGCGTCGGTGCCGGCGCACTCGCAGCTGATCCACTGGCTGTTACCAGCGCCCTGTGCCCAGGCCTTGTCGCCGAACTCGACGTACTGCTCGAACTCGCCGGCCTTCGACAGCCACAGGTGGGAGCTGACGCCGGCGGTCGGGTTGGAGAACCAGCCGAACAGCGGCGCCGTGCCCATCTGGACGTGCGGGATCAGGCCGCGGGTCGGCACGACCATCCCGCCTTCGGAGTGGTTGATCGGCACCAGGCGCTGGCGGGCGCCTGGGTAGGTGGTGGGGTAGGTCATCGCAGCAGGCCTCCCAGGGACCAGACGCACAGCGTCGCCGGCGCGCCGAACACCACGGCGAGGCCGACGGCCAGGCGGAGGCGGGCCGCGACCCGCCACGCAGGGCGTCGGCCGACGGGACGCATCCACGGGGGCGGGGGGTCGCCGGCGGCCGCGAGGCGCTCACTCCACTCTGCCCAGTCGGGCCGGGGTTCGGGGATGTCGTGCGGCGGCACCTGGATGCATGGATCGCCGTCGCGGACCTCGTCCCAGTAGCCCATGACTACTCGCGATCGATCGGCGGTCGGGGCCGCGACGGCTTCGGGATAGCGCCCAGCTCGGCCGCGCAGCCCTTGATCACATAGGCGTCGTAGGCGTCCCACGCCAACGTCAACGCCACCGGCCCCGGACGGTCCGTCGCGCCCGCGATCTCCGCCACATCCCTTTTGAACGCGCAGTCGGCACGCACCTCCCGGCCGAGCTYGACGAGGGCGCGCTCGGTCCCGGCGAGCGCACGCTGGTTCGCGCCGAGGGCCTGCTGGGTGTCCCGCACATACCAGGCCGCCAAGCCGACCAGCAGCAACGCGACCGCCAGCACAGCCAGGCGCCGCGGACTCAGATCGCGCCTCAGCGCCACAGCGCCACCACCACGATCAGCCCGGCGCACCCGAGGAGGTAGGGGATGGTGGTGGGCCAGCGTCGCCAGACACGGACGGCGGCCCGGGCGGCTCGGGCGGCACGGCGGCCTGCCGGTCGGCGCCCAGGGCGTACGGCAAGCCCATCATCGCCGCGAACAGGAACAACAACCAAGGTCGGTCGACGCTGCGGAACACTGTCTCGTGGCCGGCCCCAGCCATCCCCCCGAGTAGCAGGATCCAGTCGCGCAGGCTGCTCAGCCGCCCAGTACCCCATCGGCGCATGTCCCCTCATCTGATGTTGTGCGGGTGGGGGCGGTTTCCCGCCGCGGGCGTTAGGGCTGGGCGGGTAGCCAGAGTTGGCGGTACCGCACGGACGACAGCGGGTTTCGCGAGCCTTCCATGAGGTCGCTCCACACGTTCTTGGTGTTGCGGTCGTTGTAGTAGATCTCCCCGAACAGCATGTCGTCTTCGTCTAGCTGGGTGAAGAAGTCGAACATCCATTCGATGTAGTCGGGGTTGTCTCGGCCGCCGTTCGCCTGGTCGTCGGTCGAGTTGTTGAGCCCCCATTCCGGGAACATCATGGGCTTGTTGCGGTCGTAGGCGAATTCGCGCCAGTATTCGGCCCGGCCGACGTTGTTCTGTTCCCGGTTGTCGACCGCGGCGTAGCCGATGGCCTGCGGGAAATGGTCGTACAGGTCTACGCCGATAATGTCGACGTAGTCATCGCCCGGGTAACAGTTGCGGGCGTCGTGGGATGGCGGGTTCTGGCTGTATCCGGCGTTCACTGTCCAGGAGAAGATCGCGCCCGGGTGAGTGGACCGGACGAGGTCGACGCACCGCCGGTAGGCGCCCACGAACTCCGTCGGGTTCGTGGCGCTGTGGAACATCCACGAGCCGTTGAACTCCCACCCGAACTCGGTCACGTAGGGAACGAAGCCCGCCGCTTCTTTGTTCTTCAGGGTGGTTCCCCACTGCGGCCAGTAGGCGTTCCCGGCGCCGTTGAGGATAGCTCGGGCCTGGTTTCCGTTCGCCCCGTTACCCAGGGAATTCGGCGTGAACGGCTGACCGATGACGACCGTGAGATTCTTCTGGGTCCAGTTGTTGACCGTGTATCCGGGTGCGACCAGGTCCGGCCACCCGCCGCCCCGGTTGGTGTAGGTGAGGGTGATGTCGCAGGGGCGCTGTCGCCATGCCCCCCATTGGTCGACGGAGATCTGGGTGTACTGCTGCTGTCCTTCGGGCCGGGTGACGCCGGAGCGCCAGCGCGCGATCGGGGCTGGTGGGTCGCCGCCGGGATCAGGGTCGGGGGGTGCGGTGTCGCCCTCGCACAGGATCTCGATTCCCATGATTGTCGCGGCGTTCACGCTCGAGGTGAGCTGGATTGTGCATACGCCGGTGCCGGGGATCGTGGTCGCGATCTCCTCGATGACCGGCGTGTACTGCGCATTGGCCGTGTCGAAGATGTCGTAGTTGTCGCGGGCGAGGACGCCATTCACGGTGACGTCAAAGATCCGTTCACCATTGGCGTCGGTCGCCGTGTGGTTTTCCGAGAAATGGAGCCGCACCGTTGCGGTGCCGATCGGAAGATCGGGAATGGTGTAGGTGACGCTTGCACCCCAGCGCTCGCTGAAATACAGGTCGTCGTATTGCGTGCCGTAGACGTGCCCTGAGCCCTGCAGTGACACCGTGCCGTTGGTGGCGCCGCGGTCGGCCTCCCAGACAACCCCACGGGCGTCGGTGAAGCCGCCGCCTCCCGCGTTGATCCGGATGGTTTGGGTGACCACCTCAGGGTCCGGTGGTGGGGTCGGCTGCGTCGATTCCAGCGCGTTGAGTCGGGCCTCGTGCAGGGCCATGCGGTCGTTGATGGCGGCGAGCGCGGCTGCGAAGCCTTCGGGGAGTTCGGAGGCGTCGCCGGCGTCGTAGGCGGGCATCTGGCCGGAGAGGCGGCCCCACCATGCGATGTCGAGCCGGGGGTTGAAGTTCCCGGTACCGGCGAACATCGCTCCGCCGCTGGTCTGTTTGGTCAGGAACTGGACGGTGGTCGCCTCGGCCACGGTGAAGAAGCCGGTGACGGTGAGGGTTTCCAGGCCTGCGCCGGGTTCGCTGCGGTCGTCGCTGCCCTCAAGGTCGACGCCGTTGATGAGCGGCCACAACTTGCGCACGCCGTTGGTGTTGGCGCTGTATTGGAATGAGCAGCGGTACCAGTAGTGGCCGGCGACCGGGAATGTGATCGTTCCGGGTTCGTCGGCGTCCCACATTCCGTTGGCGTTGGAGATCGCGACGTTCCACAGGATGACGGTGTCTTCGTCGTTGGGGATTTCCTRGGCCTCGTCGGCGCCCAGGCGCACGATCGGCGCGCCGTCCGAGCCGCCGCGCATCTGCCATTGCAGTGCCCTCTCCAGGCCCAGCAGGTACTGCGCGGGCACCTCGTTGCCGTACCGGATGGTGGGCAGCACGGGAATCGGATACGCCATGCGACCCTCCAGGGCGGCGGTATGGAATTGAAAAGGAGCGGTGCGGCCGGGTCAGTAACCGGCGGGGAAACCGAGGTATCCGTAGATCGGGTCTCCGGCGACGAGCATGGTGTCGAGCTGGGCGTGCTCCAGGCGGAACAGCAGGGACCAGGTCTCCGCGGTCCACTCGCCCTCGATCTGGCCGATCAGGGCATCGATCTCCGGAGCCGGTGCGGTTTCCGGTAGATCGCCGATCATGATCCGGTCGCCGAACTCGAGCGGGAGCACGGTCGGCCACATGAGCGGCGCCGCGCTGGCCGGGTCCAGGCGGACGGTGTCGACGCGGGTCCGCGGCTCGGCGGTGCGCGCCAGCTTCCACTGCGCCTGGATCAGCGACTCGTCATCGGACGCGGCGCCGAGCGCGACTGTCTCGCCTTCGGACAGGCCGTATCGGTCGATGCTGGCCTGGTCGCGGACGCTGATGGAGGCGCCCGCGATCCGCGTGACGGTGTAGACGTTGATGACCTCGTCATCGTCCAGCCACGGCTGGAAATCGACGCTCTCGGGCTCGGTGCCGTAGCTGGCGCGGAAATCTGCGCGGACCGGCACGGTGTTGACCCAGCGGTATCGGTGTGGGTAGCGCCACCAGCCGGCCGCGTCGATGACGGTGACGCTGCCGGCGGTGCGGGCGGCGTCCTGGCCGAGGGTGAGTGGGTTCGACGTCGACCAGTCACGTGGCAGCAACGTTGTGAGGCCGCGGTCGAACCTCGTGTCCTCGAGGGGCCAGCCGGCGTAGCGGGCGATGGCGTGAAGCCGGTCGGTTTCGGTCTCGAGGTGGTGCCCGTCGGCGCCGGCGCGGTAGTGGGCGGCGATCTCGTCGGCCAGGAGCTGGCGGTAGTAGTGCGCGACGTGTCCCGCTCTGCCGGTGAACCGGTAGGTGATCGCGCCGGTGAGGGTGTGTAGGGCGCCGCCGAGCTGGGCGACCTGCGGTATGCCGACGGGCATGGGTGTGGTGGTGAGCTCGAGCTCGCCGGCGAGCACGCTGTTGTGCCAGAGTTCGGCGATGCCGTGGGCGCCGCCGGGCCGGTAGGTGACGGTGACCAGGTGCCCGCGGCCGTCGCAGACGGAGCCGGGTGTGGTGGCCACGACCTCGGCGCCGCCCGTGCGCAGCTGCAGCTGGCCGCTCAGTTCGATGGTCAGCATGAACCCGGACAGGTAGTCGACGCCGCCGGACGGGACGATCTGGTGGTAGATGACCTGCGCGGTGCCGGTCGGTGGGCCGAGTGGGGGCACGATCCACAGTTCGAGTGACCAGGGCGCCAGGTCGAGCTGCGGGGGCATCCCGCCGGCGAACCTCAAGTCGAGCACCGCGCCCTGGTTGGTGGTCAGGACGTCGTCGTCCTGGTGCAGGCCGAGGCTCGTGGAGCCGCTGTCCGACGTCGCGCCGGAGAGCAGGACGGGCAGCGCGGACGGGGCGCCGAACGCCGAGCCGCCGTCGCCGCCGGCGGCGGTGACGAGCGCGGCCGGGTAGCCGGCGATCAGGTCACCGGCGTAGGCGCTCTCGCCCGGCTCGTCGAGCGGGAAGTAGGACAGCGGCCCCGACGCGATGATCTCAGCCCGATACGGCGGCGGCACGAGCGCCGCGGTGAGCCAGCGGAACGCATCGACGCACTCGAGCTCGACCTCGGATGCGCGCGCTTGGGAGCCCGGGATGGTCTGCGTCCACCGCTGCGTGTAGCCCGACCAGACCGGGTAGAGGATGCCGGCGTAGCGGGCGAGCAGCCACACCCTGCGCCGGGGCACGATGTTGCCGCCGAACGGCGCCTCGACGGTGGCCGCGCGGCCGGGGGTGAACCAGCCGTGTTCGTTGCCCAGCAGGACCGTCGCCGAGCCGGCCTCGGTCTGCCCGAACCGGGCGTTCCGGCCGGACAGCGTGTACCGCCAGGAGGCGACGTGCTCGCTGATGTCCTGGCCCGCGTCCTCGACGGTGACGGCGTCGAGGTAGTGGACCTCGCCGGCCTCGGGTCCGAGGACGTCGACGCCGATGTCGAGGCGGCGGGCGGCGGGCGGGGCGGTGGCCAGTACGCCGATTTTGGTCCAGCCGACGGCGAGCTCGGTCCGGACTGAGTAGGCCGCGGTCAGGAACACGTCCGTCGCTGACTTCCAGAGCAGCTCGACGCGGATGTCGCGTTGCCGGGTGGTCGGGCGGACGTGTACCCACAGCAGGTACGTGCGCCCGGAGGTGATCGAGCCGTCGGTCCCGAGGCCGAACGCGGCGACCTCGGCGTCCCCCTCACCATCGGCTGTGATCTTGATGGATCCGGTGCCCGCGTAGCACCACGCAGAGTTGATGTTGAGGTCGATCTCGCAGTGCTGGTACGCCGACCAGCCCTCGAGCGACTCGCACGTCGAGGTGGTACCGGTGATGATCCCGCCGAGGGCGTAGGCGTCCCGGTCGAACGCCACGCGGGTGAGCCGGGCGGGCATGTCGGGCAGGCCGCCGCCGTAGAGCCCTTCGCCGTAGGTCCCGCCGCCGTAGGTCCCCTCCTCGGCGACCATCAGGTGATCGTGATCCCGTACCGGGCGCCGAGCCAGATCATGATCGCCGCGATCTCCTCGGTGGTCAGCGCCCGGTGGTAGATCATCAGCTCTGCGATTTCGCCGTCGAGCCAGTTGCTCGACGCGCCGCTGTTCGTGCCGAGCCGCAGGCCGGGCAACGCGCTGTTTGCGCCGGTCGTGGTGGTGCCGGTCGCGGTGGCGCTGTCGCTGTCCACCCAGACTGACGAGCTCGCGCCGTTGTAAACGGTGGCGATGACATGCCAGGTGTCCATGGAGATGGACTGGGTGATCTCGGTGGTCGCGCCCGAGCCGACCGCGAGGGTGCCGGAGACGCTGTTGCCGGCGTAGGCGTAGACGCCGCTCTGGCCGGTGTAGATGTTGCCGGTGTTGCCCGTGGTCAGCTTCGCCACGGAGAACACGGTCAGCGGCGTGCTGCGCTTCGCCGCCCAGGTGGCGCTCGACAGGTAGTGGTTGGACGCCGCAGTGAAGACCACCGCCGGCCGCCCGTTGACGCGGGCCGTCCGGTAGATCGGCCGGTTCCCGCTCGTGCCCTGCGTGAGCGCGGCGTGCTCCAGGCCGCGGACACCCCACGTCGCCACCGCGGTGGTGTCCGCCAGGCCCAGCGTGTCCGCGTCGATCCACGCGAGCAGGCCGCCGATCTGCCGCGGGTCGAACGGCAGCGCGGGCATCGCCGTGGGCATGGGAGCGGTGAGCGTGCCGAGGATCGCATCGGCCATGAGCCGGTGGCCCGGGTCGCCCTGGTGGATCAGGTCGGAGCCGATCAGGTGGTCGCCCTGGTTCTCGATGACCGTGGCCGGGTACGGGGCGCTGATGTCGATGTAGTCGACGAGGCCCGGGTTGGCGGCGGCCAGGCCCGCCAGGGCCTCGAGATAGTCGCCCCACGGGGCGGCCGGGGACGTCACGTCCAGGCGCAGATAGGTCCCGACGAGCAGGAAGCTCGGCGTCGGGCTGACCGCTGAGCGGATCTTGTCGATGAAGTCCTGCAGGTTCGTGACCATGGCCGATGGGGTGATGCCGGTGGCGTAGTCATTGCTGCCGAGCATGATCACGACGAGGCGGACGCCCAGCGCGGCGAGCCGCTGGTGGAACGAGTCGGCCGCCGTCGCGAACGTCGCCGACGTCGCGCCGGACAGACCCGAGGCGTAGGTCCGGATCCCGGCCGACTCGTCGCCGTTCCGCGCGTAGACGCCGGAGATGACGGTGGCCGCGGTCGCGGCGAGCACGAGGGTGTGCGAGCCAGCCGCGATGGTCGGCGTCGAGACCACACCGTCATGCCTGTTGGCCGTGCCCGTCGTGTCCGGCGTGACCGTGACCGCCGACCCGCCGTCGACCGCGTACGTGAACGCGCCGGCGCCCGGCCCCTGGGCGAAATGGATCTCCCACCCGGTGCAGGTGTCGGCGCGGGTCAGCGTCGCCGAGGTGGCCAACGTCTTGGACGCCAGGCCGAGCCCGTGCGCGTCCGTCCCGACGGTCCCCGTGGGCGTCCAGCCGGTATCGGTGCCGAGGATGTGCACGCCGCCTGCGGCGTGGGATGGGGTGTACCAGCGCTGCAGGTCGCCGGCGAGCACGTCGACATACCGGCGGGTGCGGGTCGTCGCCCCGACACCGGCTGTCGTCGACGAGCCGATGACCACGAGGCTCGCCCGGCCGTACGGGCGGCCGGCCAGGGCCGCGCGCCAGGACCGCAGCGCGGGCGCGGCGACCGTGGTCAGGGCCGCGGCGAGAGCGTCCTCGTCGATGAGCTCGCCGACCGGGTGCACGTGCGCGGCGTCGGCCAGGTCGCCGGAGGAGCCCGGGTCGGCGGTGCCGAGCGGCAGCGGGTCATCCGTGCTGATCTCGGGGCCCGCGCTCTCGCGTTCCTCCCACAGCTGCACGGACGGGACGCCGCCGGCGGTGCACACATAGTCGGTGTCGGTGCTGCTGTCGTGCCAGCGGTCGCGCTCGGCCGCCTCACCCCACACTCCGTAGACGCCGGACCCGACGAACGGCGGGCCGTACCGCGTCCGCACCCCCGGGTAGAGGGCGATGGCCGACAGCCGGAAGTGCTCGGCGGCCGCGGTCGTCGCGACCTCGAGCGCCGGCGCGGCGAACGCCGCATCGACCGGCGCGACCAGGCCCCCACTGGCGATCTCGACCCACTCGTCGAGCACGGTCGTGACCGGCGTGCCGTAGTGCTGGCTGATGAAGGTCCCGTCGGCCTCGAACCACTGCAGGCCCCCCGCCGCGCCGCGCGCGGTGTCCTCGGCCAGCACGTTCAGGACGACGGAGTACGTCTCGCCGGCGGTGACCGGGTAGGCGTCCACCTCGGTCGCGGTGACCGCATGCAGGGAGGTCGTGTTGGCCGTCAGGCGGATCGAGGAGAACGAGCCGGACGGCGGGACCGACATCGGGTCTTCGTCGACGCGGGCGATCGCGCCCTCGCCGAATGGGACCTGCCAGCTCCCGAGGGTGCCGGACCGGGTGCCCTCGAATTGCTCCTGTGCGGCGTCCTCGTGGGTGAGCATGTTCCCGGCCGGGCCGGGCCAGGAGAATTCGGTGTGCCCGTTGCGCCGCAGGTAGCCGTAGATATCCGCTTGGTGTCCGGGCGGCKAGAACAGGCCGCGGAAGGTGCCGATCCTGTCGTTCACGCCCAGGCCRCCCGCGTTCTGAATCCACGCGATCGGTGCGCCGAACGAGTCGACGGCCAGGAACATGTTGACGATCTCGTCGCCGCCACCGTCCTGGAGAAGGATCCCGCCCTCGTTCTCGTCGGGCAGAATCACCACCCGACGCAGGCCGGTGATGTTCTCGAATCGGCCGTCACGCGCCGTGGTGTCGTCGGTGGCGACGACGCCGCCAGCGATCTCCAAACGCTGCAACGCGGTCATGATCAGGGTGAGGATCGGGTTGATTTCCTGCTCGGCCCACAGGCCGCGCTTGGACTCGTCCCCCGGCATCGGGTTTGACCAGCTCGTCGCGGCGGGCATTAGAGGCCGGTCCTCCGTCCATTCGATTTGGAGATGCGCGAATTCATGGCGTCGCGCACAGGAACGGCCAGTACCTCGGCCAGGCGCCGCTCGGTGACGACGGAGCCCTCGATGGTGTAGTAGTTGTTCGTGACGTAGGTCGTTCCGCCGCCCGCCATCGCCATTGCCCGTGGCCCTTGACGCGCCATCCGTGCCGTCGTGGCGGCATCGAAGATGTAGCCGTCGGAATAGGGGACGAACAATTCCCGGCCGGCTTCACCCGTCATGTACGGCTGCCCTGCCTCGACCGGGCCGCCGGCCGCACGGGCAGGCGTACCAGCACCGGCAGCGATAAGTCCGTTGGCCGAGTTACGAGTTACCTGCTCCGAGATGAAACGCCGTTCCTGGAGTGTGATCGTCACGGTTTTGTCGCGGATCCCGTCGAGGAATCCGTTGATGCGGGTCTGCGCGTCGCGTACGCGACCCTCGGCGGTGGTGAGGTCAGTGTTGACGGTGGTGCGGAAGGCGTTGATGGCCTTCTCTGCTTCCTTCCAGGGGGCACCGAGGGGTCCCGGCAGTTTGGCCATCACACTGATCACGCCGGAGACCATGCCGATCGCGGCATCGACGATATTCTTGAACCCTTGGATGATCTCGATCGCCGCTCCGAGGACGGCGGAAGCCAGATTCAGTACCGCAACGACGAACTGCGCCGCCGCCTCAATGCAGGCCTGGATCGCCAAGGTCGCCGCCTTGACCGCGCTTCCCAGGTTGTTCTCGATCGCGAAAGCGACCACGGTGAGAATGATGGTCGCGATATCCTGCAAAGCCTGCCAGAGTAGCTTCAGTTCCGCCTTGTTGTCCATGATCGTCGTGTATATCGAGTCGAAGGCAGGCTTCAAATCGTCTCGTATTGACGCGGCCACCTGCTCGACCGCTGGAAACAAATTGTCCTGGCACCACGTGGCGAGATCGCGTATCGCCGGGACGATCACATCGCGCACGATCGGAGCCATCGACTCGAAAACCGGCACCAAATCGTCGCGGATGATCCTGGCTACGGTCGCGATCGCCGCATTCAAAGTGTCAGAGAAAATCAGCGACAATTCCGAAACGATCGGTAGCACATCGTCCCGGATGAACGCGCCTACCGTCTGGAGGGTGGGCCACAGTTCGTCGCGGAAAAGCCGTGCCACATCTCCCGCACGCACGCCGAGCGTCTGGAAAACCAGGCTCAGGCCGGACGCGTCCTCGTTGACCTGGCCGGTGTTCAGCCCCTGGGCGAACTGGTCCGCGAGGGCGACAACCTCCTGCTTCGCCAGGCCGGCGACCGTGCGCAGGTTCTGAAAGAAGGTCGTGATGGCGGTCTGCGTGCCGACCGATTCGGCCCATCCTCGGAAGGACGCGGCCATGTCCGCGAAACCCTGAGCGGTGGTCTTGGTGTCGCCGTTGATGGCAGAGAAAAGCGCCTTGATGCCGGCGCCGAAATCGAACAGTCCGGTGACCAGGTTGCCGACAGTCTCGGCTCCCCGACGGATGCTCTCGGTCAGCTCGCCGGATTCCCGCTTGGCCTCCACCCACAGGGCGACCTGGCGGGCGCCAACCTCGATCAGGTGGGTGAAGTTGAGCCACACGTCCTTCGCCGCGATAGCCACATCCCAGAACGCGCCGGCCATCGATATACCGGCGCGGCCGAGGTTGAGGGTTGCCTCGGCGTTGGTGTCCATGATGGCTTCGAGATCCCGGTTGAACGCCTTCCCACTGAATACGCGCGCCGCCTCGACTGAGAGCTGGCCGAAGACCTGGGCCGTCTTCTCGACGCCCTCAGAAATGACCGGGAAAGAGCCAGAAACAATCTTAAGGGCCTCGCGAAACTTCGGCGAGAACGCTTCTTCGGCGGCTTTCTTGATGCCGTCAAACTGCGGCTTGTACCGCTCGAGCTCCCGGGTGGCCGCCTCGGTGACGAGCTTGAGCGTGCCCTGCGCCTGGACCATGGTCAGGATTGCGGGCGCAGCGATCCCCGCAGCCGCGCCCGCCTGGGAGAGGACCTGGCCGAGGGTGGCGACTGCCTGCAGGCCGCCGGCGAGGCCGGCCAGGCCGGCGCCGCCCTTCGCACCGAGCGCGGCCAGGCCGGCGGTGGTAGTGAGGGCGGAGCGGGTGACCGCCTGCAGCGATTCCGAAAGCCGGCCGAGCCGGCCGGCGCCGCCCCCCTCGCCTCCCGCTCCGCCGCCGCCGTCCTCGTCCACCCGGATCCGCACCCGGATGTCGCGCTCGATCCGGTCCAGCAACGTGTTGAGCTCGCGGACCTCGGCGGTCGAGTCGATGTCGACCGTGATGTTGACCTCGGTCTGCTCGCGGTACTGCAGCTCGTTGAGGGCGTAGCCGAGCCGGTCGAGGTCGCGCATCGCGCTGCCGAGCGCGACCCGCACCCGGACGGTGGTCGTCCTGTTCAGGCGGTCGATGGCCTGGCGCAGCTCGGTCAACGCGGTGCGGGGGGTGACATCGACCTTGATGCGGGCCGTGACGTTGCGGGCAACCCGGTCCAGACCCTCGCCGACCTCGCGCACCTGCGCCGCGGTCTCGAGGGCCTGGCGGCCCAGCGCGGCCAGGACGCGGGAGGCGGAGACATCCCGGCCGGTCAGGACGATCGTCGCGCTGGCGTCGGCCATCGCACCCCCCGCCGGGTCTATGTGGAGTTGTCGGTGTCCTGCTTGGCGCGCTGATCGCGGCCGGCGTTGATGGCGCCCGAGGCGATGGCCATGCGCTCGAGGAGCGCGGCGGGTTGCGCGTCTACCTGCTCAGGCGTCCAGCCGTAGGCCTCGGCCCACTGGACGTAGGCGACGACGTCGAGCCAGTCGGAGGGGATTCCCTCGAGGGAGCGCCGGGTCAGTCCGGCGTAGCCGGCGAGTCGGAGCTGGTCGCGGATTTTGGGTCCGGCGCGCCGCGGCCGAACAGGACGTCGACCGCGGGCTTGGCCACCGCCAGCAGCCGGTGGAAGTCGAGCGACGACAGGTCCTGAACGGCCGCGATCGAGACGACGAGGGGTGACCCGTCAGGTTTGGTGAGGGTCCAGGACTCCAGCAGCGAGTGGACGATCCGGTTCCTCACCCGGTCCTCGACCTCGACGCCGCCCTCACGGTCGTCGTCCTCGAGATTTCCGGTCTCGCCCGCCATCCACTTGCGGTGAGCCATCTCCTCGCGGCGGGTCATCGTCTCGGCGTCGCGCATCTGGGCGCTATGGCCGCCGGCGAGCGGGACTGTGGGCAACGGGACTCCTCTACAGGGTCGTGTCGAGGGAGGTGTAGGTGACGGTGATCGGGGCGTTGGTGTCGTCGTCGCGGACGACGTAAGGGAGCTCGCCGCTGACGACCTCGAACCCGCCGGCGAGCGACGGGGTGCCGGTGTTGAGGAAGCACATCGGTGTGCTGATCTCCACCAGGCAGTTCTCGCCGGTGTCGATCTCGCGGCCGGTCCAACGGTTGATCATCGAGAACTGGCCGTCGGACTCGACGAGGTCGAACAGGTCCGCCTTGTTCAGGAGGTCGCTCGTCAGCGACCCGCCGAGTTCGGTCAGCGCGTTGAGGATCGGCGCCCGGCGTAGACCCGCGTCGTTGGCGTAGTACCTGTCCGTCTTCTGCCCGCGGCCTATGGCGAGGTTCCAGCCGGCGATGCCGTCAATCGCGGCCTCGGAACCGAACTCACCGATCAGGCACTCCCAGTCCGCGAACGCGAACGGCACCTCGGCCTCGGCCGGGTCAACGAATGTGACCAGCGTCTGCGCCTCGGTCACGTTCCTGATGTGCCAGGACGTCTCCAGCGCCAGCGGCGGCGGGGTCTCGCCACCCTCCTGCGTGAACGTGGCCGAGACGCAGCGAGAGCCGAGGTAGGAGTAGTCGTGCACGGTGCCGCCCGCGTCCGGCACGCCGAGCTGGATCGTGGCCCCGAGGTTCGGGCCCATGTCCTGCAGCGTGTACGTCTGCGTGTAGGCGTCGGTGCTGCCGACCTGCACGGGGGTGACGGTCCCCCCGAAGATCTGCCGCAGCAGGATCCCCAGGCCCCTCGGCATGACATCGACGGTGAAGCTGCCCTCCGCCCGCCGAGTGGCCACCCGGCGACGGTTCCCCCGCTGCACCAGCCCGGTCGCCCGCAGGCCGGCGGACTCCGTGATCCCCTTCTGCAGGCCGAACTCACCGGATCCTGCCCGGATCTCGTACCCGCGGGTGGGTGTCGCGTAGGTGCCGTGGGTCGTCTCGTTGCCCATCATGAGCTGGCCAGACAGACCGGATCCGGGTGGCATCGGCCCCTCCAGGGCATGAGAAAGAGCCCCGTAGGCGACGCCTCGGGGCTTGGTTACAGGGGGTAGTTACCGCTTGTAGGGGGCGTTCACGATGACCTCGTAGTCGCCCACGCTGCAGACGCCGACGTCCTCGCGCCAGTAGCTGAGGTTCCCGCCGGTCAGGCGGACGAGGGTCACCCGGTCGAGGCCCAGGTTGCTCCGGTCCGCGCAGATGGTCTCCAGGACAGCGCCGATGGCAACCACCAGCTCGTCCTGCTTCTCCACCGACCCGCCGGGCTCGTACGCACGGATAGAGATCGCGAAACGGATCTCCTCATCCCGCGGCCGCGTCGTCGCGCCGGTCGTCACCCGGGTGACGTCGGTGAACCGGACCGGCCCGCCGATGATGGCCAGGCGCTCGAGGTCGCGCAGGTCGTCGGCGTAGAGCACCTGGACGCCGTACGCGGACGAGGACTCGTCCGCGGCCGCGGCGGCGAGCAGCTCGAACACGCGGATCTTGACCGCGACCGCGGAGGTGCCTGCCACTACCGGAACCCGTGGAACAGGCTGTAGCGCTGCGGGGTGTAGTCCAGCGTCGCGGACGCCGGCCGCCCGATGCGCGCCGACTCGGCCGCCCCCGGGGGCGCGGCCTGCGGCCGCTCGGAGTACCCGTGGTACACGGCGTCCACGGACGGGATGCCGGTCGCGTACGGGCCGGGCAAGGTGAGCCGATAGGTGCTGCCGTCGGACGCCGTGTAGCTCTCGGCCCGGTCCGGGATCGCACTTTTCGGCCGGTGGATCAGCGCCCGTAGGTGGATCAGCGCCGCGGCAACGAGCTCGGCCGGCGCGGCGTCGAGGCCGTACTCGTACTCGACCGTGATGTTGCTGCGGCCTTCGGTCCAGGCCGCACCGTCGGTGCGCCGCACGGTCCCGTCGTCGGCCACGGCCAGGGCGCCGAGCTGGGCCCCGGTGAGCGCGACCGGCGTCCCGTCGACCCGGGGGGCGATGGTGGCCGAGCGGATCACCCGGACGTCGCGGGCGGACCGGTCCGGCAGCGGGTGCGTCAGGATGAGCTCGCTCGTGCCCGAGCCGTCGAGCACCACCCGGGCGTACGAGCGGGTCCACGCCCGGTCGGTGATGCGCTCCACGGCCTCCTCGACGGCGTCGCGCGCCGCTGCGAGCTTGCCCGTGGGGACCTTGACCAGGTCCAGGGAGCTGTCGCTGTCCCGGGCCTCGGGCAAGGAGAACATCCGGGCGCCGACGACGTCGACGTAGTCGGTCTCGACGACTTCGGCGCCGGCGATGGTGCCCGTCCACGCGACCGCGAGCCGGGCGACAGCCGCGGCCGCGGGCAGGGTGAACAGATACTGGCCGGTGTCCGCGCCGGCGGACGTGGCGATACCGGAGCCGGCGGAGTCGCCGCGCGCGTCGGTGGCCGCGACCGTGACGTCCTCCGTCGAGTCTGTCGGTGTCTCGCCCACGACGAAGGTGTGCGTCAGCTGCGCGGGGGCTCCGCGCACGATCCGCATCAGCCGACCCGCACGGAGCCCTCGACCGCACCGGAGATCACGTCGACGTAGACGCCAGTGACCCAGATGCCGTCATGGACCACGTCCACGCTCGCGTTGGCCGCGAGCGTGAACGCGCCGATGACCGTGCCCGAGGCGGCCGAGGGGTTGTCGTACACCCGGACGGCCGCCGCCGCCCCGGCGGTCTCCCGAAGGCAGATGCCCCGGTACACCCCGACGGCGGCGAGCACCGCCTGATCCGAGCCGGTCAGCGCCACCGAGCGGGCGTACGGCCCCACATCAGACCCCGGTCGGGACGTAGTGCACCTGAACGAGACCGTCGGGCATCGCCAGGCCGGTGCCCAGACCCGTCGTCTCCTTGTGCGCGGCCAGGACGTCGCCTGCGTCGACGAGCAGGTTGGCGGCGGTACCCGACAGCGTCATCGTCTCTGGCGTCAACGCGACCGAGTTCGTCGCCACGTACGACCGCGACGCGACGACGGCCGCGGCGTTCAGCAGCTGAAGGATGAAGTAGTTGGTCCCGTCGGCGGTCACCGCCGCATTCGGCACCCACTTCACCGCGGTGACCTGAATGTCGAATTCGGGCACCCACAGCGTCCAGTCATCTTCGGTCCCCGCAGTTGCCTGACCCGGGACGAAGAAGGTTCGGACATGCACGCCCGACATCTCCCGCAGATCCATGATCCCGCCTTTCTGTGCGTAGGTGTGTGCGAGGAGATGTCAGCCGGCGACGATCGCGCCGTACAGGCCGCGGTACTCGATGGGCGCGCCACCGAACACATAGCGGATCTTGTAGGTGATCGAGTCGTTGTTGAACATCGACCCCACCGAGGGGTCCATCTGGGTGAACAGTTCCGGGGTGTCCCGGCCATTGAGGAACCCGACCTCGATCGTCGGGCACAGCGCCGGGTCGGCGACCAGGTACCAGTTCGTGGCGTCGGTGAGGTGGTCGAGCACCAGGTAGTCGAGCCCCTGGTGGATGTTCGGGATGTCGCTGGCCGCACCTGCCGGGGCACCGGCGGGCATCGCGACCGGCGAGCGGGAGAGCTGGAACGCGATCTCTTCCAGCTCGTTGGGGACCACGAGCAGGCGGGGCACGATCGAGAGGATGTCCAGCGACGAGCCGTAGGCCGCCTGCGACCGCATCGCCTGCCGCGCGGCGGACAGCGCCGACTGCGACAGCGCGGTGGTGCCGGTGTTGCCGTGACCGGCGTCGAACAGCGCCACCGAGTCCCACAGCGTCGGGTTCGTGATGATCAGGTCCCAGACGAACCGGTGGATCGTGTGCGCCGCCGCGCGGCCCAACTTCGACGGAATCCGCCGGAAGGCACCGAGGTCGTCGTTCGCGATCATCTCGATCGTGAGGTTCTCGGTGCCTCCCTTCTTCGCGATCGTGTACGTGACTTCCTCGTCGCCGGGTGAGGTGAGGGCCTGGTACGGCGCACCCTCGTTGACCGTGGGCAGCAGGCCGTACCCGCCGACCCGCTCACGACGGTTGGTCCGGAAGTCGCTCAGGGGCACGATCGAGGAGACGACGCGGCGCCAGTTGTCCAGCTGCGGCAGCGAGTACTCCGCGACCATCCGCCGGGTGATGCTGTCGCCGAGCACCGTGTTCCACGAGGTCGAGTCCAGCGCCTCCCGCGCACGGGTCGCCGAGTCGAACCCGGTCCCGGCCGACTCCCGCAGGATCCGCCGGTTCACGTCCTCGCCCCACGCCAGCACCCGGGCGCCGGTGAAATCGGCCCACGCCTGACGCAGTGAGGTGTAGCCCTCCCGGAAGTCCCCGGCGAGCATGGCGTCGAGCGCGGCGACCTTCTTGTCGAGCGCCTCCTTGGTCACCGCGCCGGTGAGCACGGTCCCGGTCGGCATCGGCTCGAGATCGGCGCGCAGGTCGGCGAGCGCCTGGACCTCACGGTCGACGTCGGCCTCGGTGACCTGCGCCGGCAGCCGGCCGATCACACTCTCGGTCATCTTCTCGGGCAGGTCGGCCGCCTTGACCTTCGCCTCCACGATGAGGCGGGTCACGAACGACTCCCGCGCGGTCGTGGCCGCCGCGGCCGTCGGCTCGGGGGCGGGAGTCTCGGTGGTCTTGGTGCCCGCCCGCGCGAGGCCCACGGCCGACAGCTCGTCGTCGGTCGCCTCCTTCAGCACGCCGAGCACGTCAGCCTTGGTGACGGGCACGTTGTCCTCCTGGGTGCTTTCCCCGCCGTGGGCGGGGTCGATGGTGGTGGTGATCGGGTCGCCGCCGGCGAGCACGCGGGTGGCCCTGCCGCCCGCGGCCGGCACGGCGACGACGTCGACCGAGTTCACGGCCGTGATCTCGGTGGCTTCGTGGACGGTCTGCCCGCCTTCGGTCAGACCCCGGAACCGGGCCATCACGTCATGGGACAAGCCCACGAACGGGTCGGTGCGCTGGCCGTCGAGCTCGAGGGCTGCGTCGAAGGCCTCGGCGACGCGGCCCGCTGAGGGCAGGAGCGACAGCTCGGCCTCGAGGCCGCTGCTCGTCGCGACGACGCCGGTGAGGTAACCGACCAGGCCACCGATCGCCGAGGAGCGCATCTGGTCGTCCGAGCGGTGCCCGTCGTAGACCTGCGCCCCCTCGTACAGCGGCGCGGCGGCCTCGAGCACGGCCGCCGGGTAGCGGCGGCGGTTCTTCGAGTCGCCGGCGCGGATGACCTGTACGGCGTACCGGCGGCCGCCGTCGTCGCCCTCGCCCCGCGCCTCGAGCACCCGGCCGAGCTCGGTGTGTGCCTCGGCGGCGGCCGCGGACTCTGTCATCGACTGGGCGTAGGTGCGCACGACCCGGGTGGGTTCGCCGAGGGTCACCGTGCCCGCGCTGTCGACCGCGTAGGAGCACTGCCACAGCGCGTCGGGATCGGCCCGCGAGTACACCGAGTAGACGACCTGGCTGTCCGTCAGATCCGCCACCGACGCGTACGCGTACGACTCGCCCGACTGCTCGGCCAGCCGTGCGCGGAGCGCGCTCCCGACCAGCATCCGGGTGTCGTCGTAGCTGCGCCGCCCATCAATGTGGGCCTCCTTGGTCACCGTGCCGCCCTTCTTCCCGCCGGACCCTTTGGACTGACGCCGCACATAGTCGATCTTCCGGGGGTCTGTCGCCGGCTTCTTTCCGGTCCGCCCCGCTTTACCGGGCCACTCACCGCGGGCTTCGTGGTACAGCTCGGAGCAGTACGCCTTGATGTCGGTCAGCCCCGTCTTGGCCTGCGTCGCGGAGACCTCCTCGACACAGCGGCGCCAGGCCCCGTTCGTCCGCCAGCGGATCCGGCGCCCACCGGGCCCGGTCAGCCAGTACCGGCGGAGCTCGCCCTCGTTCCCGCCGCCACCCGCTTCCACCGTGCGGCTCGCACGMTCCTCGGCGAGGTCGAGCAGGGCGCCCGCGTGGTCATGGTCGTCCCGGTCGAGGGCCTCGAACAGTGCCTCGCGCTCGTCGTCGTAGAGCAGCGAGGTGACATCCACGGCTACCCCGCGGGCGGCGGCGGCACCGGGAAGGCGTGCCAGCACTGCGGGCAGGTGGCCCACTGCTCGCCCGGTTCGGCGTCGTCCGGCCGCTCGAGCACCTCGCCGCGGAAACCCTCGAGCATCGCGGCCTCGGCCTCCTGGGGCGTCGGGGGCTGGACCATCAGTCCGCCTTCCGGGGCCGGCCGCGTGGCGCCGGCGCAGCCGCGGCCGCGGAGTCGTCCGGCTCGGTCGCCCGTACCGGCTCGTCGTCGACCTCGGGCACGTACCTGCGTACGACGGTGTCGGTGACGAGGAGCGGGCCGCTGTCGCGGGTGGTGACCACGTGGCCGAGGGGATGTTCGGCTACCCCGGTGATGTCGCGGGGCGCGAGTCCTGTGCGCTGGGCAGCCTCGTCGGGCGTCATCCTGTCTCCTTGCTCGGTCGGACCGGCACCGCGGCGAGCCGTTGCGCGCCGCGCTGTGCCCGTTTCGTCTTGCTCTGCTCGGCGTCGACGTGTGTCGCCAGGTCGTCAGGGTTGGCGTCCGGGGCGTCGAGGTCGCGGGTGTAGGTGATCCCGGTGAACGCCTCCCACGCGACCCGCGCGGCGACCTGCGCGGCCTCGGTGGACATCGCCCCGACCTCGACGAGCTGCTGCAGCCCTGTGGAGAGGTTGAGCAGGGTCTGGGCGGTGATCTGGGCGTCGGCCGCGGCGACTTTCGGGCCGATGATCTGCGCCGTCTCCGACGCTGGGACGCGGTTCTCGTGCCCGGTCCGTGAGTCGGTCGAGGGCACCATCCGCGGCAGCCGCCCGGCCGCGACCGCCCGGTCGACGGCGTACCGGGCCAGCTCGGTCTGATACGCCAGCCAGTCCGCCTGCACGCCGGCGACCCGGCGCCGGATCGGTTCGGCCATCGTCTCCGACGTCGCCCGGTTCGCCCCGTCCGGCTCGGCGAGCCAGGTTTTGGCCAGGCCGGCGCCGCCGGCGACGAGAGTCAGCACGGAGGATGACGTGGCCGTGTCCTCAAACGCTCCAGTCTGGGCGTTGATGACGTTCCACTCGACGTCCTCGTTGTGCACCTCAACGGATCCGGACGGCGGCACGTGCTTCCCGCCGCGCGCCTTGATGAAGTCCTTCACGTCGTCGTTGTCGCCGGTGACCTTCACGTCGAAGACCACGTGGCGAGCCAAGGCCGTCCGGTCGATCAAGTTCGACAGCACCTGGTCATAGGCGTCGAGCCAGTCCAGGACACCGGTCAGGAACGGCATCCCCCGCCGGTCGGTGACCAGCGCCTTCCACGGCGCGAACAGGAACGCCTGCCCCTCGCGCAGCCCGGTGTCGTCGTTGACCTGCACGACCGGCATCTCAACCGCTTTACCGCCGACCTCGTTCGCCCGGAACACCAGCGTCCGCGGCCACAGCGGGTTGTTCTCTTCCAGCAGGACCTCGTCGAGCACGGTCGGGTCGATCGGGCGCCACCGGGTCCGGCCGCCCTTCGGCCCGGGGAGCATCTCGGCGATCTGCTCGCCGTTGAGCATCGCGTCGCGCAGGAACAGCGTCTGCTGCGCGAGCTGGTTGCGGGGGTCCTTCCACCACTGGTCGACGACCTTCGCGACCTTGTCGTTACTGACCTCGGGGCGCACCCCGGAGTCCCCGACGCAGAACGACGTGTACGTGTCGATGATCGCCTTGGCCATGGGGTTCATCCGGTACGAGGCCACCGACCCGGCACGCGACTGTTCCAACGTCCAGGGCGGCACCGGCCGCCCCGCCGAACCCGCCGGCCGCCACCCGCTGTCACCGTCGATCGGATCACGGCCGCCGGGCATCGCGCCGGTGGCGATGAGCTGCTCGGGTGAGGCCTCCACCGTCCGCCGCGGCGGCACCAACCAGGCCCTCACGACAGCCGCCGCCCGTTTCGCCGGTACGCCTCGGCGTCGCGCACGGCCCGCGCGACGGCCGCGCGATCGACCACGCCGGCGACATTCACGGTCACGACGGAGGCCTCCCGCGGCCGCGCGGCCTCCAGCGCGGCGTCGACGGCCGCCCGCAGCCATGGCCGCTTGGCCGCCCATGCCGCGTCACGTGCGATGCGTTCCTCGCGGCTTGGAGTCCCTTCCGGGCACGGGTAGTCGTAGTTGTACGTGGCCAGGCAGTAGGCCCGGCCCGCAGCGAGATAGGGGTCCGTCATGCCGCCGCCTTCGCCGCGACCGGCTGGGGTGGTGCCGCCGCGGCGGTGTTCCGGGCGACGACACCGACGACATAGCCGCCGCCGAGGAGCTCGGCGGCCGCGACGCCCACCGCGGCCCACCAGGGCGCCGGCGAGCCGGCCACGGCGACCACGACGAGCACCAGGCCGAGGAGCATGGCCAGCGTGGACACCAGGCCGGGTGTCACGGCCGCCGCGAGGCCCCTCACAGCGGCAGTCCACCCAGCTGGCCCGCGCGTCCGTAGGCGACCTCCCACGGCGAGAGCATCAGTGGCCGTGCCGTCCAGTCCCTGTCCTGGAAGTTCCCGCCCTTCAGCTCGGCGGCGACCGCCTCGGCTCGCTCCTGCGAGTACGGGCCGTACACCTGCTCGGAGAGGTCGGGGCCGTCGTCGCCATTGCCGACGACGACGTACATGGGGGTGCCGGCCACGAGGTGCTCCTCACAGGTTGAGTCGGCCGCTCGAGCGCCAGGCGGAGCTGCCCGCGCGCCATGGGCTGCCGGTCGGCGGCCGTTCGGCGCCGGCGTGGGCTGGGTCTGGACCGCCCGTCGCGGGGCCTGGGCGGGCCAGGACGCCGTCCTCGATGGCCTGTCCGCGGGCCGCTTCGGCGAGCATCCCGGCGATCAAGCTGTCGATGTGCTGGCCCTGCTTCTTCTTCGTGATCCGCAGGTAGTAATGCGGCACCGCGGCGTTCTCCTCGGGCCGCGCGGCCCGCTTCTGCCCCTTGGCCAGCGCCGCGGCCTTGGCGTGCCGGGTCAGGATCGGGTCCCCGTCGTGGGTGAAATCGCGCCGGAAGTGCGCCAGGAACCGTGAGACGATCTTGTCCATGCGGATCGGGGTGTTCGTCGGCACCTGGACGATGCGGTCGGGCCAGCGGGCCGCCCAGGTCTCGAAACTGTCGAACCACAGGTAGGGGTCGCCGAACAAAAACGCCACCCGGTAGGCCTTGAACGCGTCCTTGACGGCCTGGTCGACCTCGTCGCGAGGCACCTTGCCGTCGGGATAGTCCGCCGGGTCCCACGTGCGCAGGTGAAACCATCTGCCGTCGCGCAGCCTCGAGGCCACCAGGCTCGTGCAGTCCGACGAGCGGGACCCGTCGAAACCGAGCCCGACCCGGTCGCGGCGCTTGAGCGGGTCATCGTCGCGGGCGCAGGCGTCCCAACGGGTCGCGTCGACCGCGTCGCTGGTGCCCACGGTCGGGTGGTTCAAAAAAAACCGGTAGGCGTCGCCAGGGCTGGGGCAGATTGACTCGTCGCGGGCGTCGGACAGGATCCGTTCGACGTCCACCCACCACGAATCTCCGTATACGTAGCGCAGCTCGGCGAGCATGCCCTCGTCGTCGTCCAGGTCGGGGATGCGCCGCGGCCGCCGGTAGTCGATCAGCGTGCCGGGCGCGCGCGCCTCCTGGGTGCGCTGGGCGACGCTGTTCTCCGAGGGGTCAGGGGCGTTGGTGGTCTCCATCCACCGGCCGCTCATGCCGGCGATGTTGCGGCGCATGGTGGTCGCGAGYAGCACTCCGCCGTTGGACTCGATCATGAGCCCGGTCTCGTCGAACAGCGCGAACGTCAACCGGGCGCCGAGGCGGGCCTTCCCGCTGCTCGTCCGCGGCTCGACCTTCCCGCCGGAGGGGAGGTTGATGTCCTGGATGCCCAGGTCCAGCCCCATGTCCGCGATCGGCCCGCGGGTGGCCATCTCGTGCAGTGCGAGCCAGGTGTTGTCGGTCTGCTCTTCGCTGGTGGCGACGATCTGTACCCACGGCGTCGGGTGCGGCGCCCCGACCGGCTCGCCATAGGCGTCCCACCCGTCGAACCGCACCGGGCCCAGCGCCTCACACAGGCAGATCCCCGAGGCGAACGGGCCTTTGCCCCACTTCTGCGGCCGCATCAGCTGTCCGCCGGTGTACCGGAACGCCGCCGACGGCCGGCGCCGGTCGTACTCGGCGTGCGGGTGCAGCCGGTAGTACCGCAGCAGGTACGACCACATCTCGTCGGTGAGCACGAACGGCATGCCCTGGTCGACGCCGTCCGGGATGACGCAGTGCGCCTCGATCCAGTCCCCGACGAGGTAACCGAGCGTAGGGAACTCGCCCGGCTCGTCCGGGCCGCGCCACGGCACTACTCGACAGCGCGGATACGACGCTGCGTCACCGGCTGCGGAGCGTCAGATCGGGCCGCGGCGAGCTCGTCGGCGACGACCTCCCAGCGCAGCCGGAGCATCGCCATCGGCGTGAGGCCGAGCCGGTCCTCCAGCTGCCGGGCCTCCCCGATGGCCTGCACACCGGCCACCGTCGGCTTGCCCGCCATCGACGCCTCAGCCGTGCAGACCAGCCGGCAGTACCGCGCCACGACCCGCACGGCGCCGATCCCGAGCTGAGCCCAGGCCTCGGCCTGCGGCGTGGCCCACAGATCGCGCCAGGCGACCTCCTCGGCGGACGTCATGCTCGCCAGCGGCCACTCCGGAGCGTCACCCTGGCGGCCCTCGGCGGGCAGGTATGTCGTGCCGGGCACCGCGTTACGCCGGCGACGCTGGTCAGCGGGCTTCGGAGGAGGCCCCATCCCGCCCATGGCCACCTCCGTCCATCCGGGCGCCCTTGGCGCTGTTACAGGACCGGCAGAGCACCGCCAGCGGGCCCGCCTCGAGGCCGCCGGCGGCGACAGGGGTCACGTGATCGGCGGTCAGGGTCGCCCGTGGCGCTGCGTGGGCGGGCCGGGGGCCCCAGCCGGGGCACCACTCGCCGTTGCGCGCCACGTGATCGGTCACGGCCTGTGCTCGCCGGGCCTGTTCACCCGCTGTGTACGGCCGCCGGCCACGCTTCGCGCGCTGCTGCGCCGCCTCGTGCGCCGGGCAGCGGGTCCACGGGYCGATCCGGTCGCAGTCCAGGCACGGCCGCAGGCGCACGCTCAGAACGCCTTGTCGAGGGCGTCCCCGAGCGCCTGCCCGGCGGCGGTGCGTGCCCTCGGTAGCCGGGCGGCCAGCGGATCGGCGAACCAGGGCTGGGACGCCTGCCCGACCCACGCCTCACGGTTGCCGAACACGGGGTGACGGAAGTACCTGGCGTCCGTGGCGTGCGTCATGTGGTGACTCGACGTGATCCGGTACTCCACGCCGGCGCCAGCCGGCCGGTAGATGGCCCGCACACCGGCCGCCAGCTCGCGGCGCAGCCCCGTGGAGCGCCGCTCAGGGCGCCGTGACGGGGGCTTGCCGGGCAGACGCAGCGCCAACGCGTTGCGACGGGCCACGGCGACCATGTCGTCCGCGACCTCGCCCAGGCGGTCGCGCAGCTCGTCCTGCAGGTACTGCGGGAAGCGCCTGGAGGCCACCAGGAGCTGCTGCAGGTCGCCGTCGTCGACGCGGATGCTCACCGGGCCGACGGGCCCGGCGGGCGGCGCGGCCTTCGCCCACCCTCTCGGCATGGTCAGCCACCTCCGTCGCAGTGCGTGACGGCCGCCGGGGCCGGGCGGGTGTCACTCGCGGTGACGACTGGCCGGCCTGGGTCGGTGTCACGGAGCGCGACCGCCCCAGGGTCACTCGGAGTGACGACCACTGTGGGTGACGGCCGGGGTGATCACCTCGGTCGTCACGGTGGGTCACGGTCGTTACTCTCAGTCCCGTACAGGGGGGAAGAAGCATAAGGATGGGTCCGGCCGCCCGGGCCCAACGGATCATGCCCCCCGGGGAGGGGGCGGGCGCCTGCGCGGCCGTCACGCTCCGCAGCGTCAACCGAGCGTGCTCACTGACCACGATCGGTCATGATCGTCACTCACGCACTGTGACACAAACATGATCAACGATCGTCACACTGAGTCAGTATCACACTGAGTGAGGCATGCAGGTGGCGGGCACGGGGTGGGCCCGGTGGGGTGGCCATGCCCTACACCTCGCCCACCACCACACCCACGCACAGTGGGTAGCGAGGTCCCTGCCGCGTGGGGTCCGGGTACGACGAAGCCCCCGCGTTCGGGGGGTACGCGGGGGCAACGAGGGTGGGTGATCACCACCGACACGAGTGGGATCACACCATGTAACTACGCCATGATCGGCTCGCCTGTCAAGGATGCACGCACGCGCCCGCGTGTCGCCAGGCGCATGACCTCGCGCCCGTCGTACCGGGGCGGCCAGGCCGACCCCACCCGCGCGAGCTGGCCCACCTGCGCCCAGCGCTGGATCGTTCGCTCCGGCACACCGGTCACGTGGTGTAGCTGACGCACGGTACCCACCGACGACACGCCTGGATCGTCGCACGGCCACAGGTGCCGTCGCCCAGGGCTTCCTGCTGCGGCCTGGGCGCGCAGGCGTAGGCGGCACCCCTGGGTTGCTGGGATGCCGCCTACGGTCGGTGCCTACTGCGGAGAGGGCCGCCGCCCCCGGAGGGTGGGGGCGGCGGCGGGGCGCTACTCGATGCCGAGTGCCCGGCGGATCTTCTCGACCACGGTCGCGATGTGGTCGAGCTGGTCTGCCTGCCGCATCCAGTCCTGTCGGACCTTGTCCGGCTGATCCTCCATAGTGCGGCGGATCCACGCGGCGTGGTCGCGAGCGTCGGCGGGGGTCAGCCACGCCTTGTACTTCAGCTCGCCGGAGCGGTCGACGTGGTCGACGCGGACCGCCCAGTTGTCCTCGGCCAGGAACTCATCCGGGTAGATGTGAAGCCGGTCGGGGAACTGTACGAGTACCATCCCGTTTCCTCTCTGCTGTTGTGTAGGTGCGTGCCGGGCGGGTTCGCTAGGCCCTTCATCCCGACATGACTTACTTTAGCATAGCTACAGGTCGCGTGACCGATCTGGCCACAACATTCCGACTCGACTCCGTTGTGGAAGTCGCGTGTTCACTCATCTCGGCCGTATGCTAAAGTAAGTCATGTCGGACCGGGGGTAGCGCCCCACCGGCACCGCACCTACACAAATCAAGAGAGGACACGGGATGTTCAACCCCGACAACCGCGTCGAGATCGAGCCGGCACGATCGGCCGACCCCCTCGACGACGGCAAGTGGATGGTCCGGGTCATGTTCTTCGATCAGGAAGGACTGCCGACCCGAACCACCTGGATGAACCCCGACGAGGCCCGCGACCTTGCGCGGATGCTCATCGGGATGTTCAGCCAGCGCCGCACCAACAAGACCCGCGCGAGGAAGCTCGCCCGGGACTTCACGGAGTCGGCGGACCGAGTCGAGAACCTGCGGGTTCTGGACCGGCGGGAGTAACCATCCCAGGTCAGGCCGTCCACGCGGGCGGCCTGACCGTCCCCTCTCGCACAGCACCTACCAACCGAGGAGCACCCATGGATGACGAAGAGATCCGCGACCTGGTCGCGGGCGCGGCGGCCGCGGACACCGTCGCTGCCTACCCGATGCCCGACGACCGGGTTCTGATCGCCGCTCGCGACGCCGCCGGCGAGGTGGTCGCGTCGTTCACGATCGACCGGGACAAGGCCCGCCGCTGGGTGGACGGCACCCTCGGCGCGGCGCTCATCCTGACCGAAGTCCTGGCCGACAGCAGCGATGCCTGACCGGTCGCTGACGTTCGGGGAGATCGCCACGATCGCGGGCCGCTCGGAGCGGACCACGCGCGGCTGGCCACAGCGGTACGCCGATTTCCCCGCCCTGGGCGCGCGCACGGAGAAGGCGATCCGCGCGTGGCTGAAGGCGCATCCGGGCGTGGCCGGGCCGCCGGCGCGGCCGGTGCCTGACGGCGGCCCGGACCGGCGGCTGAGTCTGTCTCGCTACGCGGTGGAGACGGGCCGGGCGCAGAGCGGGCTGTACCAGTACTCGCGGAAGGCGGAACGGGCCGGCTGGCCAGAGCGCGGCCAGCCGGGATGGTTCCCACGCCCGGGTGACGACTGGCTGTACCGGCTCGGGGACCTCGTCGAGTGGGACCAGGCCCGGCCGGGACAAGGAGCATGACCGGCCCGCCGTGACGGCGGACCGTATGATGAGCGGCAGCACGTCCCGACCTCTCGGGTTCGTGTAGGTGCACAGGCCGGCGGGACGCTGAACCACCAAACCCGCCGGCCTTTCCTATGTCCGCGGCCGCATCACCGCGATCCACCCGTGCTGATGAACCCCCCACCCGGACGGTTCGCCTGCGGCCCCGGGTGCCACTTCTTGATCGCGGGCTTCGGCTTCCCCTCGGCCGCGGTCGGCGCCTCGGTGGTCTCCTCGGGCTCCTCGGTGGTGTCCTGCTGCTCAGTCTCGTCACTCATCGTGTCCACCTCTCGTCGTAGCCCTCGTGGTGCCGCCAGATCGCGGCGACGTGGCGGAGAGCTTCCTCTCCAACAGCGTCGACGTTGCAGTCGCCGTCGTTCGCGGAAAGCTCCATCACCTCCACCAGGGCCCGCAGTGCCTCCACCCGGGCAACGGTGGCCGCCGGATCCTGGCGGGCGACGTGATGCGCGTCGGCTTCGCTGTGACCGCCCTCGTCGTAGATCAGGACATCGGCCTCGTCAGGCCCCGAGTAGACCACCCGCTCGCGCGGGAAGTTGCCGACGCGCCACGGCCCCGGAGTGGCTGCCCGCGCGTCCCGCTCCTCGTCGTCCAGGCGCTCGAGGATGAACGCGGCGATGTCCGTGGTCACGGCTTCCACCTCTCCTCGTCGTAGTCCTCATGGTCCCGCCAGATCGCGGCGACGTGACGGATCGTCGGGCAGGGGTACATCACCGGGTCCCACACGTCGATGCCCTCAAGCTTCCACCCGTCGTCGCCGGGTTCGTGCGGCCCGCAGGCGTCGCACACGGTCGCGTTGTAGCCGGACTCGGGCACCCCCGGTCCGGATGTCGTGCGGTGCAGCCCCATCAGCCCCCGCAGCGCCACCACCCGGGCGAGGGTGGCTGCGGGTTGCTGACGGACCATGTGCTGGACCTCGGGCGGATCGACGACCCCAAGGCCCTCCGGGGTCAGGATCGCGCCGGCGAATTCGCCGATGGCCAGGAACGGCTCACCAGGCCACGGCATGGACCAGGGCTCCTGGCATGCCGCCCGCGCATCCCGCTCCTCCTCGGCCAGGCGCGCGAGGATGAACGCGGCTATGTCCGCGGTCACGGCGCCCACCGTTCCTGCCAGTCGGGGTGCTTCCGCCAGATCGCAGCGATCTGGCGGACAATCTTCCGGCGCTGCAACTTTGTGAGCGCCCCGACGCAGCTCATCAGCGCCTGCAGCGCCTCCACGCGAGCGAGGGTGGCCGCGGGGTCCTCACGGATGACATAGAGCACCTGGTCCCGCGTCAGCGGGTACAGATCTTCAAACTGGCGGCCCAGCTCGCCGCCCAGAAGCACCGCTAGGTCGAACCCGAGGGGTGGCCACTGGCGTACTCCCCGGGCGGCCACCTCCTCCTCGGCCAGCCGCAGCGAGACGAATTGGAGGAGCTCGACGTCCACGATGTCCATGGCGCGATCCTTGCCGTCGTGGCAGCGCCCGCCCAGGGCTGCAGCACGGGCCAGGGGTGGTACAGGCGCGGTATCCGTCATCATCGGCGGCCGCGCGGCCCGTATGGCGTCTGCCAGCGCGGCCGCTCGTCGCGGTACGCGGGCACGCGCGGGGATGCTGCCTTTCGGGTCGCGGGTCCGCGGCCGCGGGCGCGCTCGAGGTTCTCTGTGAGCTCGCCGGCGGCCTGGGCGATCCGGGCGAGAGCGGGCGCGGCCGCCTCCCACGCGCGCGTGAGCATCTCGGTGTAGGCGCGGCCGATCTCGCGCAGACGTTCGCCCATGGCCTCGAGGTCGGCCGCGGTGATGGCGGGCCGCGGCTCGTTGACGCCGTTGATCACAAACAGCACGCGGGGCGGTGTCGGCGGGGCCGGCTCCTCGGCGCCCGGCGGCCGCCACCGCATCGCGTCCGCCGAGGTGGTCCAGTCTTCGATCGCGCCATCGATGAGGCCGATGATGTCGTCGGTCATGCGCTCTTCCGTTCGGAGTGGATCAGGTCGAACAGCTCGGCGCGGCCCGCGGCGCCAGTCCAGACTCGCCGGCATCCCGGACAGCGGATCGCCGCGTCCGCGKACTCGACGAAGGCGGCCGGGTCGCGGACATAGAGCCGGGCCGGCCGCCAGGCATCGACCGGGCCGGCGTCCGGATTGGCTCGGCGGCGGGTCGTGGTCCAGGCGGCGGACGCGGTCCAGTCGTACTCGCGGCAGACACCGTCCACGAACTCGGCGAGGGGCTCCCAGTCCGGGCCGGCCCACGCGGCCGTGTACGGCTGTCGGTCCGACGGGCACGGGTCCAGCGTCATCGGGCGTAGGTCGATGTCCAGGGCCCGCCGGGCACCAACGCGCGCTTCGTCCAGGCGCTGGATGCCCACGTCCATCCAGCGCGGCCGCGGGCCGTCCTGGACCAGCTGGTCCACGAGCATCGGGACGCGGCCCAGCGCGGACATGCCTCGTTCGCGCCGGGCGTGTCCGAGCCGGTAGCGCAGGTCGGACACGAGGTCCGTCGCCGCGGTCCAGATGTCTTCCTGGGCACGCAGGATGCCCAGGTCCAGCGGTGGCCGTGACCCGGGCACGGACCGGCCGCCCTGGCCAGGTTTCGCGGTCGCGGTCAGGGTGGGCCGCGCCCAGCCGGCGCCGCCGGCGATGCGCGGATCGGGTCCGCCTGTGCACGTCTCGCTCCACTGGTCCGGGCGGTGTCCACGGTGGTGGTGGGCACACCAGATGTCCGCGGTGCGGGTGACCGTGGACCTGTCCGGCCCGTCCACCGGCTCGGCACCCAGAGCAGCGCCCAGAGCGCGATAGAGGGACTCCAGCTCGGCGACGAGGCCGGACAGGTCATCGGTCACGGGGACATCATCCGCCCGGCTCGCCTGGGCATGGACGGGTAGCAAGTGCGGGGCTGTGAGGCTCCTCATGCGCTCGTAGCTCGGCGAGCACGGGGCACGTCTCGGCGTGCTTGTTCCGGCACGCCATCCCGCGGCGGCAGTACCACGCTCCACAGTCGAAGACGCAGCGGGCCCGGCGGGCGAAGGACTCCAGGTGGCTGCGGCAGGTCGCGCAGTGGATGACCTGCCCGAAGTGGATCCGGGTCATCCGCCTGGATCACCCGGACACCGGCGAGYGGCCGTGTCCGGGCTGTAGGGCTGCTCGCAGACGTAGCACCCGGTGCCCACGAACGCGATGTTCTCCATGTCCAGGTGGACCTGCTCGCCGCGGTGCGCGGCGGCCGCGGTGTCGTCGGACAGGACGTGGGCGACGGTTGCGACCCACCGGTGCCGGCCGGGGGTGATGTCGTCGAGCAGGGTCGGACGGGCCCGGGAGCCCGGGAACTGGGTGCCGTCGGTCGTCAGGACACCGAGACGGACGCGGCGGGCCGGGTTGCCGGAGGGGAGCTTGCGGCGGGTGCTCATCGGGCGGTTACCGGGAAGCCGATCGCGCCGATCCTGACGGCGCAGGTCGCGCAAAAGGGCACGCTCTCGTCGTAGGTGCCGTCCGGCTGCTTCGCCTGCGCGGGCATGAGGGCGGTGTGCGTTGCTGGCATCGTCGGGTGGTTCTTGCACGCAGGGGGTGCACTGTCGCTCCCTGCTGGCGCCCAGTACGGGGCGAGGCGGCGTGCCCGGATGCGGATGAGCTGGATCAGCCGGGCGGCGTCCTGGCGGCGGCCGGCAGTCAGCGCCTCGTCGAGCGCTAGGGCCAGGGCCTCAAACGACTCCGTCATAGCCGGCTCGTCCTCGGGCGGCGGCTCCAGGTCGTTCAGGTAGAGGCGGGCGTACCGGCCGTCTCCGCCGGTCGGCTTATAGCTGCTGGTCATCGTCGGGTGTCTCCTCGTTCATGGGGGTCTTGCCGATGCAGAGGCAGTCCGCGGCGCACGGCCCCTCGCAGGGCGGGTCCGGCGGTCCGGAGTCGGCAGCGTCTGGCGGGTCGATCTGGGCGCGCTCGACGGCCTTGACGGTGGTCCAGTGGCCGACCTGGGAGCGGTCGGCCTCCACCTGGGTTCGGGGGTCGATGCCGAGCTCCTGGGCGCGCTTCACGAACAGTGCGAGGGCGCTGATGGTCATCCGATCGACGGTGACGCGGACCTGTCGGATTCGGTGGTAGGTCTCCTCGGCGGTGACGCTCATCCGCGCTCCTGTCCGGTGGTGTCCAGCGCTGTCCAGCTGGACGCGGGCACGGCGACGATGTCCAGGCCGGCCCAGCTGGCCAGGCGGACGAGGTCGTCGAGGTGGGTCGTCGCGGCGGCGCCCTGCAGGACGCGGGAGGTCGCGGCCGGCGTCACCTGCGCGGCCTGAGATGCCTCCCGCAGGATGAGTCCGGCTGCCTGCGCCTTGTCCGCGACAGCCTCGATCACGGTCCGCAGTACGGGCCCGATGTTCGGGTGGTCCGCGCGGAACTGCTGCTCGGCGGCTCGGACGAGGTCTCCGAGGGCCTGGCGGCCCTGCTCGGTCATCTCCTGGGCGCCGAGGACGGAGACGGTGACGTCCCGGCCGTCCTGGTCTTGGACGACGACGGGGCGGCACTGGTCCGGGGGCAGGTCGCCTACTTGCTGGCTACTTGAAGCCTGCGGGCTGCGAGTGGCGGCCTGGTCCGGCCTGCCCGTGGTCCACGTGGCGTACTCGTCTGCGGTCATGCCCAGGACGGCGCGGAGGCTGCTGCCGTCCCGGTAGCCGGCGTGCCAGGCGTCGACGAGCTCGTCCTCGAGGTAGGCGATCCGCTTGCCCTGCGCGGCGAAGGTCTCGGCCGCGCTGCGGATCGCCTTCGCGGCCGTGCGGATGTCGTGGGCCTGGGCGCAGGGCAGGCACATCTGGAGGGGCCGCTCGGGGCCGCGGGCGACGAGCGGCCGGACAGTCTCGTACTGGTCGGTACACAGGGTGGTCTCGTCGGGATGGAGGATGCCGCACAGGCAGTGGCATTTCATCCCGGGGACGCGCGGGAGCGGGTCAGTCATGGCGGGAGTCCTCGGTACGGATGAGTTCGCGGGTCGTCACTTCGTGGGCCGTGCCTGCGCAGACGGTTCGGGTGGCGCGGCCGTAGTTGTCGAGGGTGAAGTGGGCGTGCAGCTGCCCGTTGAGCCGGACGGAGTGCTTGCGTTCGCAGACAGGGCAGGTCGCCCGGCCGATCGCCGGCCGGTTCACGGCCCCGCACCCTCGACGCGACGCATCTCGGCGAGTAGTTCGCCGGCGGTGGGGGTGACGGTCCGGGCCTGGCGCCACCACAGGTAGGCATAGGCGTACCAGGGGAGGGCGACGGTCAGGGCGGCGAGGCGTATGGGGTCGGATTTCGCGAGGATCCGGAGCACGTCCGCGGTCCAGCTCGTCGGTGAGCCGCCGAGCGCCAGGGCGACGTCGTCGGTGCTGTCGAGTGGGTGGTCGTCGGGGACGGCCGAGGGTCGTACCCATGAGGGTCGGATCAGCGCGGGCCGCGCGGGCCGCGCGGGCCCGCCGGTGCCCCCTTCGCCGCCCATCAGAACGGCCCCTCGTCGTCGAAGACCGACCGGGACGGCGCCGGGGCGGCGGGGCGCGGCTGGAGTTCCCAGCGTTGGACCGGTTCGGGGATCCACCGGCCCGCGGCCTTGCGCGCGAGGTCCTCGGTGGTCGGGGTGATCGCGTAGATCGCTTTCGGGCTGATCAGCTGGGTGATCGTGCTGTCGGGGCCGGTGGGGATGTCCAGGCGGAGGAATCCGACGCCGGCGATGTCCTGCTCACGGACACGGCCCGCGCGGCGGACATGTCCCATGAGTTCGACGATCGCCCACTCGTCGAAGGCCTCGGCGTTGGTGCTGGTCGGGTCAGTCATCAGTCCTGGGTCTCCTCGGAGCCGACGGGGCCGGCGGCCAGGGCGCGGACGGCGGTGTGGAGTAGCCGCCAGGTGGTCTGTGCGATGACCTGGGTGCCGTCCTCGAGCTCGAGGACGAGGCCGACGGAGGCCCGGCCGGTGGTGGCGCCGTTGCGGAGCAGGCCGATGCGGGTCAGCTGCGCGGGCGTGGGGTTGGTGAGGTCGGTCCAGGGGGCGCGGTCGAGGTCCGGGACGATGCTCAGTCCGGTCATGCCGGTCACAGGGTGCCTGCCCGGGCGTGCTGCGCGAGGGCCTCGTCCTCGGTGATGGTGCCGCTTTCGACCTGACGTTCGATCTCGTCTCCCTCCGCCTGCTGGCAGTCCTCGCAGCCACACATCTCGACGGCGAGCACACCGTCGATGACCTCGGCGACGCACTCGTCGGGGTCCGCGGCCGCCGCGGTGTCGGCGGCCCGGACGCTCTCCTCGTCGTCTCGGATCTCGTGCGCGATCAGGTCGGCTTTGTCGTCGGCGGGGTCGGGGCTGTAGCCGAACGCCTCGGCGTACTGGTCGTAGTCGTCGTCGGGGGTGTCAGGCACGGCCTGTGGTCCTTTCTGTCGGAGGTGACTGGTCTGCTGATCGGTTCGGGGTGGCCAGGTGGGCGTCGAGGTAGACCCGGTATCGGTAGTCGTCGCGGTTCCGGCGCAGCTGGGAGACGTTGCGGACAGAGAGGGCGGCGCGGAGCTCGGCGAGGGCGGCTGTGATCTCGTCGCGGGTGCCCTCGATGCGGATCCTCATCGGCGCCGCCCGCCGATCCGGCGGTGGTAGCCGACGCATTCGCACCGGGCGCAGTAGCTGCGGTAGTGGTTGTGGCGGTGGTCGGCGCGGGCATGACCGCAGGCGGCGCGATGGCAGGGCCGGCGGGTGAGGGCCGCGACCAGGCGGCGGATCATCGGTGACTCGGGACGGTGGCCATGGGTCCTCTCAGGCGTTGACGAGCTGGCGGTTCGCGTCGCGGTGGGCGCGGACGCGGACGATGAGGGCCTGGGCGACGTCGGAGTTGACCGTGTGGCCCTGGGCGCGGACGGCGCTGGCGACGGCGGTGCGGTTGATCCGGGCGCCGGTGGCGGCGATGTGCTCGGCGGCCGCCAGGGCGTGCGGGAGAAGTCGTTCGGCGGTCTGCTCGGTGGTCTCGCGCGGCCGCGGTATGGCCGGCGTCTCGGCGAGCTGCTCGGCGCCGGCGGCCGACTGCGGCTCGACGGGGGCCGCTTCCTCCTCAATGCGTTCTTCGTTCTGGTCGTGCGCGGCCGGTGCCGGTGTGGTGTTGCTGGCGGGGCGTCCCCAGCGTCGGACGAGCGCGTAGAGGTGGACGATCACGGCGCCGGACAGTGGGGGGACGGCGGTGACGGCGGCGGCGACGCCGCGGGGGACTTCGAGCTGGCCGCCGGGTGGGGCCCAGGCGTGCAGCGCGTTCCCGACGACGCTGAGCGCGACGAACACGATGGTGACGATCATCGGTACGCGGCGGACGTGCCAGGGGGCGTCGTGGAGTCGGAGTGCGGCGCGGTACGCCGCGGCGGCGAGGAGGTCGATCGCGAGCGGGTAGGTCACTGAGAGCGTGTGGTCGAGGCCGGCGGCGCGGGCGAGTTGGACGAGGACGTCCCAGCTCAGTGCGAAGCAGACGAGTAGGACGGCGGCGCCGAGCGCTTCGAAGATCGGGTCTCGGCCGGCGTTGGTCGTCGGCTCGTCGGCGTGCTGGGCGGCGCGGGTCCGGGCGCGGGCGGCCAGGCCTGCGACGAGGAGGCGGAGTCGGGCGAGTAGTGCGCCGGCGGCGGCGGTCGCGAGGATCGCGAGGCCGAGCGGGCCGGCGAGGTCGGGCAGGATGGTGGGCAACGGGTCACGGCCTTCCATGGGCGGGTGGTGGCTCGGCCGGCCCTGGGGTGTAGGCGCACCCCGGGGCCGGTGTCGTTTCAGAGGATCGGGACGGCGTCGGGGAGGACCGCGCCGGCGATCTGGGCGCCGAGGAGCACCGCGTGGGTGGGCGGGGCCGTCTCGGGGCCGCCGCCGTCGAGCCAGACCATGAACGCGCCCCCGAGGGCTATCAACGCCTGCGGCGGCGTGGAGCCCTCGGCCGAGATGCTGGGTGCGGCGCCGACGGCCCAGGCGCTCCAGATGTCGCCGGCGCGCTGCACGCAGAACGTCCACTCGTTCGGGAGCTGCTGCCCTGCCCGGAGCGGACCCTCTGCCGGCGGCCGGACGGACGGCAGGGGCGGCATCGGGACGGGGATCGGCCCGGTGGTGGCCAGCGTCGCGGCGAGCGCGGCGGCCGCGTCGTGGTCGGCTTCGGCGGCCGCGGCCGTGGGGAGGTCCAGGCCGGCCCAGCGGCAGGTGCTGCAGGCCCAGGACCAGCGGTACCGGCCCCGGGTCAGCTGGAGCTCGTGCTCCGGACCGGGGTCCGCGCTCCCCACCGAAGTCGGCGGCGCAGCCACGGCCGGCAGGTCAGGCACGGACGGGGCCGGCCCTCCTCGTCCTGGCCCGCCCATCCCCGGCAGGACGGGGGGTGCGGCCGTGCCGGGGGTGTGGCGGGCACGTCCTCGCGGTCCTCGGACGCGACGTACGGGGCTGAGTACACGGCTGATCACCTCCCATCGGGAAGTGTCGCCTATCGATCCGACATGATCCATAGTTTTTGCCTCTCGTACGGGGTCAGGCGGTCGCGGCGGCGATGGCCGCGGTGAGCTCGTCGAGGGTCGGCAGGCGGCCCTCGAGGGGTGGGGCCGCAGGGAGGTCCGGGGCGAGCTCGAGGTACAGCGGCAGCGGGCTCTGCCGGTAGGCCGGTTCGGGATGGACGTGGATCGGTTTGCCGGAGCGAGAGACCAGGCGCAGGCCGGCGGCCCTGACTTTCGCGGTGAGGGTCTGCCGGGCGTCGGTGACGTGCTCTACCTGGACGGGCGTGAAGCCGCGCCGGCCGGCAGGGGCCGCCGGGTCGGGGGTGGGCGCTGGAGCCTCGGGTACGGCGGCGAGCGCAGGGCGGCCCGGATCTGGCGCGGCGTGCCGCGCGTCCTGAGTTCCCTCAGTCCCATCACCACCACCCCGAAGGGGTGGTGATGGGACTGGGTATGGGGTCTGGATCGGATCTGGACGCGATCCAGGTGGGATCTGGATAGGACCTGGATCGGATCCGGGTTGGTTCTGGACCGATTCCAGGTGGGATCTGGAGCGGCCCGGCCGGCCGGGGCCGGGGGGCGGCGGGGCCTGGGGGATCGGGCCGAGTGCCATGCCGGCGTGCTCGGCCGCGCGGCCGACGTGTCGCTTCTGGCAGCCCCTGCAGGCGACGACCAGGTTGTTGAGGTTCACCGGTCGGGTGGGGTCGACGAGGTCCAGGACGCCGCCGCGGACAGTGCGCCGGTCCGCCCAGTTCACCAGCCGGCCGCAGCCCTGGTAGCGGCACCGGTTGCCGTCGCGCGCCTTCACGATGCCGCGCAGCTCCGGGTCGATCGCCGCGGCCTTCTTGACGGCTCTGTCGGCGAGGATCTCGGCGCGGGACGGGTTGTGGTCGAGGTAGTCGTGGATCGCCCAGCCACCACCCTCGACGACGTCGAGCAGGCGGACGGCGACAAGCCGGTCGATGAGGGCCTGGTCGCCGTAGCGCACCGCCACGGGCCCGGGGATGACGCCGTCGGTCAGCTGGCGGGCGGCGTACGCGCCGAGCCGCACCCACAGGCCGAACGCCTCGTTACCGGCCGCTTCGACCTTCGGGTGATCGGTGGCGTCGTCGGAGATACGAAACCAGGGCATCAGGCGCGCACCAGCCGCATCGCAGCGACGGCGATGTCCCACGAGTCCAGGTAGTAGCCCTGCCCGATCTCCTCAATGTGCGCCGGGCGCCACAGGCCAGCCCGGCACAGGGTCGCCTCGGCGGCTACCTCCTGCGGCGTCGTCCCCGTGCCGGCGGGCACGAAGCCGCGCGGCCCGGGGTAGTCCCGCGTGGATCGCGCGACCGCGCCGGCGAACGCGAGGGTATGTAGGCCGAGGACCTCGGCCGTCACCCGGTGCGCGTGGATCGCGTCCGGACGGACCGGTACCAGGAGCAGCCTCATCGCGCCTCCTCGGCGTAGGTGCCATCGATGGCGAGCAGGACCAGGCGCGCGCCGTGGATCAGGACCGGCACCCGGGCAGGGTCGGCGGCGCGGCGAACGAGCATCCCGGCATCGCGGGCCGCGATCGGGTGGCCGTGCACATGACCGTGGCAACCGTCGGCGTTCCCGCGGCCGCACAGGACGAGGAGGTTCGCGGGCGAGTGCAGATCAGCGGCGCGGGAGCCACCCATGCCCTTGGGACGGCGGTGGTGCAGCGAGTAGCGGGAGATATCGAGGTCGCCGGCGCACGACTCGCACCGGCCACCAGCTCGAGTGAGGACCAGGCGGCGAGTGTCGGAGGGGATCTCGTCGGCCGGGCGGGTGCTGGGCGCGGCCGTGGCTGTGACGGGGAGCCACGGCGGCCGCGGGCGGGCCCTCACAGCTCGACCGCGGGCGGTCGCAGGGGCACGGTCGGGGGGTCGACCCGCGGGGCGCCGTCGGGCGTCGGCGGGGTCGGCACCGGCCGCGGCGCGCGGACGGTACGGGTCGCGGCTGGCCAGGTGCGGGCCAGTAGGCAGACCAGGCACCACAGCAGCGCGGCCGTGCCGGCGGCCGCGGCGGCGAGGGGCCACCATTGCGAGGGCACCGCACTCACCGGCCGGCCTCGGCGATGTCGGGGTAGGRCAGGGTGGTCACGCGGTTGCGGTCGTGGCGGGCCCGGTCGAGCAGATCGCGCAGCATGTCAGCGGGCAGCACGCGGCCCTCCGGCTCAACCTCCCGGATCTCGATCGTCGCGACGACCAGGCCGTCCTCGACGCGGGTCGTCAGACGCACCGTGTCCAGACGCACGACAGCCAGGACCGGCTCGTTCGCCCGCATGAACCGGCGGGCGATCTCCAAAAGCCCGTTGGTGTCGTGGGCCTCCGGCAGCTTCGACGAGACACGCAACGGCGCCGTCATCGGATGCCACCGGTCGCCGCCAGGCCCACGAGCACCATCCGGCCGGGCGGGCCGGCCCCCTCCACTGCGATCACGTACGTCCTCTCGGGTGTGGTGGGCCGACCGCAGTGGCCGGCAGGTCTTTAGGGCCGCGGCCGCCGATATCGCTCGGGGTCGCTGCAGTCGGCGAAATGGGTTTCCCAGCGGCCGCCCGGGTGGTCTCGCGGCGGGTTGACCCGCGCGATCCGGGCGCCGCCGTCGCGGTAGATCCCGACCGCCCCACCCGGGCGGGGCGTGGCGATCAGCGGGATCCACTTCGGGTCCTTCGGGTCCTCGGTCAGCGCCCACAGCAGCTCGACGCCGTCGGCGTCGCAGCGTGGGGGATGGCTGGCGATCCCGGTCCGCCAGCGGTACGCGCGCAGGTCGCGTAGCCGCCGGCGGACGTCCTCATCCATCAGGACGAGCTCGCGCAGCGGCAGCACGTCATCAGGAGGCAT